GTTATTCAGGGCGAACCAGGGCGCATATTAAAAAGCCCAAAGATTCGCCTTTTGAATAACGTAGTTCAGGTAGATTGTGAAGCTCGAGCTCAAGAACTATTGGCACATTATAAAGCTACTCACGAGGTTGTTGCTACAGTAAAAACGCCACCACCTATTGAAGTTAATGTACTTACTTTTTTGCAACAATTACAAATTTGGTTGGGCAGGATATTTATAGGATTCCTTCTTTATTGGACAATCAAATTAATTCTAAAAATTTATAAACCTATTTAAGTTATGAAAAACGAAATATTTAAAGCAAACCCAAATTTGGATTGTTACTTTGAGACTACCGATAGTCAGTGTTTTTTTACTGATGCAGATGCTAAAAATCACGCTAAAACATTAGAAGACAAAACCATTAAACCGCATCACAGATATGATTATGAACCAGTTTCACATCCAACAGAAACGGAACAAAAAACAGAGCTAGTTGAAGTGGTTGCTACTACTGAACCAGTTTTATATCCAACAGAAGCGGAACAAAAAACAGAGCTAGTTGAAGTGGTTGCTACTACTGAACCAGTTTTACATCCAACAGAAGCGGAACAAAAAACAGAGCTAGTTGAAGCGGTTGCTACTACTGAACCAGTTTTATATCCAACAGAAGCGGAACAAAAAACAGAGCTAGTTGAAGCGGTTGCTACTACTGAACCAGTTTTACATCCAACAGAAGCGGAACAAAAAACAGAGCTAGTTGAAGCGGTTAAACCAAAGGCTAAAAAATAAGCTATGAATAAAGTTTTATTTAATAGAGAAGGCGGCGGTTTGGCACGAAGACTACCAGGCGAAGATCACCTTAGTGGTTTGGTAGTTTACGGAGAGCCTAACCTTGCAAAAACCTTGCTTATAGAAGCCGAACAATTAGAAACATTGGGTATAACACAGGCTACACATCCTGTATTGCATTACCATGTTTTTGAATATTTCAGAGTGAATCCAGGATCTAAATTATACATCGTTTCTATCCTAGATAACGACGGTCAATTTGTTGCCATTAAGCAATTACAGCAGTTTGCTGATGCTAAATTAAGACAAATCGGAATTGTAGATTTGGTAACTACGTTTGCTAATTTAAGCACGATGGCAACTACTATCGCTACAGTATTAAACGAGTTGGCAATTGCTAATATGCCATTAAATGCTGTATGGTCAATTCACAGTATCACTCCTGCCAATCTTATTGCTTTACCAAACTTACACACTTTTAATTGTGAAAGATTGAGTATTTGCATCGGTCAAGATGGTTCTGGCCGTGGTAACTACGTTTCGGGAATAGTTGGTAAAAAAGTTGGAATTATAGGTGCTTGTTTAGGTGCCATTTCAAAAGCCAAAGTTCACGAGAGTATTGCTTGGGTTGAAAAACAGAACTTGGTTACAGGAACCTATCCCAAAGCATTAACTGGTAACGTAGTTGTGGCTCGTGAATTAGATGTAGTATCATTTATTGATGGCACATTATTAGGAGATTTAACACCCGCACAGGTGCAATCTATTCACGATAAAGGTTACTTATTTCCAATTAAACATATTGGCTACACAGGGACTTTTTTTAATGATAGTTTTACTTGTACGGCACTGGATAGCGATTTTGTTTACTTAGAAAATAACCGAACTATTGATAAAGCACAAAGAGGTGTTTACATCAAGTTGTTGCCTAAAATTTCGGGGCCTATTTATATAAACCCCGATACTGGAGAAATTAGTGCCGACTCTATTGCATCGCTAGAAGCCATTGCCTCTATTCCATTAGAACAAATGGAAAGAGATGGCGAAGTTTCAGGATTTAAAGTATTTATAAACCCAAGCCAAGATGTTTTGGCTACCTCAAAAATCACAGTGGTCTTAAAAATTGTTCCTGTGGGCGTATTGCGTGAGATAGTTGTAAACATTGGTTTCGCAAAACAAGTATAAATTATGCCATTAGTAGATATAACTCCGTTAATAAATGGTCGTGAATACGGCTGGGCGGATATTGTGGTAAACATATCAGCAACGCCTATTGTAGGCATTAGAGCTATAAAGTATGAGGAGGAGCAAGAAAAAGAAAACATCTATGGGGCGGGGAGAAATCCTGTATCTCGTGGCTATGGCAGGGTAAAAACAACGGGGTCAATCACTTTGTTGTCTGCCACTGTTTTTGCAATGCAGGCAGTAGCACCACGAGGTAAGCTTCATAATATTGCGCCCTTTCCTGTGGTGGTTTTATACCAACCAGAAACGGGTGGAATGGTAAAACACACTTTAAAAAATTGTGAGTTTAAGAAAACCACTTTCGACTGGAAGGAAGGCGATATGTCAAAAGAAATTGAACTAGAATTACTCATCTCGCATATCGCATAAAACAAAGCTAAAAGCCCCTCCTCTCCTGGAGGGGGAATTAGTAACAAACAAAATACTTAAAACAAAAACAAAATGGAATCAGCAGTAGGAACATCAGAAAAATTAGTATGTGGTTTAACTGAACCACAAATTGAAGCATTAAAAAAGAAACACGGCTTTTTAGTTGTTGTAGATGTTAAACAAGGCGAAAACACTTTTAACGCCATTTTCAAAGAACCCACTTTTGAGGTTTTAGAAGCCACTGGAGCCATTGGTAAAAACAGCGAAATAAAGGGTACGATAGCACTTTACGAAAACTGTGTTGTGAAAGTTGATGAGGAGATAAATCAAAGAGATTTCGCAAAACTTAAAGCATTGGAAGGTTTGGCACAACACATGAATTCCTTTTCGGTTAGCGTAAAAAACTTGTAGCCCGTCTGCAAAACGGCGGGGACGATGTGGGAACAATGCAAGGCGATGCTTTAATAATGGCAAATTTTAGCATTAATCCCAAAGAATTACAAGTTACCCAATGGGGCGAATATTATGCAAAAGCGATATGGCTAGAAGAATGGCGGTTAAAAAACCAAGCGGAAATGTTTAAGAATTTGTTTGGGGGTGGGGATTAGTAGTTATTTCTATTAACATAGAATCCGTACAACATTATTATAATCATAACGATGTAGGGTAGTAAAAAGTGTATCATAGTTAGCAATGCGAAAACCGTAAAAAATATAACAATTTTAAATACACCGCTGAAAACCCATTTTAAGAAGCCCATAGTTTAAATAACCTTATCAATTAGAAATAGACTCAAAACAAGTAGTGCGAAAAAAGACAAGCCAAAACGCAATTTTCGAGCTTTGTATTTTTCAATTTTTTCAGAATAATTACTATCGGAAAACGCAATAGAATTAGAATGAGTAAAGGTTGTAATCAACCCAATAATTGAAAGAATAATAGCGAGGGTTAAAATTTGAGTGAGCATAATTTATTGTTTAACAGTACAAAGATAATAAAAAATAAAATGGATAATACTGTTAATTTTAATATTCAATTTAATGCCCTTGGCGATAATAAAATTACGGCTACAATTCAGGGTATAAATGCTCAGATTAACGGTGTGTCCCAATCGGTACAAATTGCGGGTAACAATATAAACAACTCATTTAATGGTATTAGAGAATCTATAAAAAGAATCAGTTTTACCAATGTTTTAGACCAAATAGACCGAGTTACAACTGGATTAGATAGCGTTTCTCAACCAGGTTTGAAACTATCAAGTAATATGGCAGATTTGTCTGCGATTACTGGGGTTACTGGCGAAAAGTTAAAAGAAATTGAGGGCTACGCTCGTGATAGTGCAAAAGTATTTGGAGTTGATGCCGCTAATGGCGTTGAAAGTTATAAACTTATTTTATCTCAATTATCTCCCGAAATTGCTAAACAACCATCGGCATTAAAATCGATGGGCGAAAGTGTAAGCTATCTTTCAAAAACTATGGGAGGAGATACAACAGCCGCCACAGAGGTTTTGACCACAGCAATGAATCAGTTTCAAGTTTCAACAATTGATCCAATAAAAGCTAGTAAAGAAATGGCAACTATGATGAATATCATGGGAGCGGCTGCAAAAGAAGGGTCGGCAGAATTACCACAAATAAAGGAAGCTCTTGAAAATTCAGGTATGGCGGCAAAAAGTGCGGGTGTGAGCTTTGCGGAAACTAATGCGGCTATTCAAGTATTGGATAAAGCAGGAAAAAAGGAAGTGAAGGCGGAATAGCGTTGCGAAATATAATGTCAAAATTGGGGCAAGGACGATTTATACCAAAAGATACCAAAATAGAACTTGAAAAAGCGGGAATAGACATAAACAGGTTAGGCGACAAATCGCTAACACTTGCCGAAAGAATGAAACCGTTAAAAGCTATCATGAAAGACGGTGCATTAGTCACTAAATTTTTTGGAGAAGAAAACAGCAATGCCGCACGAGCATTAGTTGATGGTATTTCGGAACAAGAACGACTTACAAAAGCCATTCAAGGCACTAATTCTGTTTATGAGCAGGCGGCAATTGTTATGGAAAGTCCTGCCGAAAAGTCGGCACGATTACAAGAAAAAATTGACGATTTTAAAATTAGTTTATTTAACGGAACAAATGGTCTATTGGGCTATATGGGAGCAATAGGAAATGTTACCAGAGATATGACAAACCTTGCACCTGCTATTTCTATTGCTGGTAGCGTTTTAGGAACTTTAACCAGTAAGAAAAAACTTGATTTGTTATGGACAGACATTACTATAGCGAGAATGAAAGTTTCTACAATAGTAACTAACGCATGGACTTTTGCCCAATCAGTGGGAGCTGGTGTTGTATCTTTTTTAACTAAAGCAACAAAAGCAGGAGCAATTTCTGCGGCTCTTTTAAGTATTCAAACAGGGATTGCAACGGGTGCACAATGGGCTTGGAATGTTGCTATGACGGCTAATCCAATAGGATTAATTATAGCAGGAATAGTGGCATTAATAGCAACAATTGCTTATGTTGTTTATGCGTTTGATGGCTGGGGCAATGCTTGGAATCATACAGTTAAAGCGGCAAAACTTGGCTGGGAAGGATTTGTAGGAACATTTGAGTTACTATGGCTAAAAGTAAAAAATTCTTTTATGAACGGAATTGGTACCATCCAATTAGGTTGGTATAAGTTTAAAAATGCTGTTGGTTTAGGAGACCAATCTGAAAATAATGCCATGATAGCTAAAATAAATTCTGATGCAGATGCACGAAAAAAAGCTATTGTTGATGGTCAAAAAAAGGTAAAGAACGCGAAGCAATCTGCGGGAAAAGAAGCCGTTTTGGCGGTAAATTCTATTCATAGTAATGGCAAAGGTTTTGGAACTATTATGACCGATATAAAGGCAAAAATAGGTATTGAAACTCCAAAACAAAAGGCAGAAAAAAAGAACCTGATAACAAAAAAGACAAAAACGCATTTGATGTTACCAAAGGTTCTGCAGGAATAATTCCTGCCACAAAACCAATTGGTGGCGTTGGTGCCAAAGATAAAAAAGAAAGTAGTGGTACTGGTGGCGGTTCGGGTTCCCGAAACATAACCATTGGTAAAATGATTGAGAATATGCACATTCATATTGGTGGCACTATTAGAGAGAGTAAAGAAAGTATCAAACAATCAATTACCGAAGTTTTATTGACTGCAGTAAATGATGTAAACCTAGCTAACTAATGCAAATAAATTTCCCAAGTCCAGCACAAGCGGCTATTACATTAGCTGGTCAAGCAATAGTAGCTGGAGCGTTTTCCTACGGAAAATTTACGCCACTTCTTGTAACAAAAGAAGACATAGAACTTAAAGGTTCTAACTATATAGGAGTGTCTACATTAACAAGTTTGGCATTTAATTATAAAGGAAAGAAAATTGATTTTCCAGAATGTATCATTACCGTAAATCAAGAAAAAAACATAGTAACCACTCCAATGGAGGGTAGAGACGGAACTGTAAAAGAGTATATCAGTGATGGTGATTATACCATTGCAATGGAGGCGGCAGTTTGTAGTTATATCATCAATCAAAAAGGGGAAGCAGATTATCAAACAAGCCACGCATACCCAAAAGAGCAACTGGAAAAGTTAATACGTTTTTTGAAAATAAAAGATGCGTTAGATGTGCAAAGTGATTTTTTAACACTATTCGGAATTACATCGGTTGTTGTAAAAAGTTACGAAATGGTACAGGAAACACATAGTAATAGACAGGCATTTACTATACAAATGTTAAGCGATACGCCTTACGAAATAAAAATAAATCAAGATGTTGCGATTAACAAGTGAGATAATTATTGAGGGTTCGCAAACGTGGAAGTTTAACGCACTAAACAATTGCACTATTGTTGAGGATATGGCAACATTAACTGATACCTGCGAACTGATACTACCCAAAAGAGTGGATTGGCAAGGGGCGAAACATTTTGAATTACCCATAAAACGTGGGGACAAAATAACGGTTAAACTGGGTTACGACGGCAATTTAAAAACCCGATTTGTCGGATACATTAGAACGGTAGATGCAAAGAAGCCAGTAAAAATAATGTGCGAAGACGGAATGTTTTTACTTAAAACGATTGATGTTAAAAAGAAAGGCTATAAGAATGTTAATTTAAAACAGCTAATTACTGATTTGCTTGAGGGTACTGGGGTACAATTCGAATTAATTGATAAAGAAGAAATACCATTAGGGCAATATCGTATTTCGCAAAATACAGTCGCAGAGGAGTTAAACGAAATGAAAAATAAGTACGGTTTGAGAGCCTACTTTAGAACCCTAAACGGCGATTCAAAACTATATGTAGGTCTTGGATATCCTTTTGACAATAGAAAAAAAGAGAGTTTTATTTATGGCGAAAATATAATAAGTGAAGACTTTGTGTATCGAATTGCCGAGGATGTTAAAATAAAAGTCAAAGCAACGTCTTATGATAATAAAGACAAAAAAACTGAAATAGAAATTGGGGATAAAGATGGAGAACTGTATACCGTTTTTCGCAATAACATAACCCCAGAGGGTTTGAGACTTTTTGCAGAAAGCGAATTAAAGCGATTTAAAACGACTGGTTTTAAAGGCAGTTTTGAAACATTTGGAGAGCCGTTTGTTAATAAATGCGACATCGCTCACATAGAAGCTTCAGACAATAATAAGGGAGATTTTCTAATAAAAAAAGTAGAAATAAACTTCGGAATAAACGGGTATAGACAAAAAATTGAAATAGGACAACCACTTACATAATGGAAAACGAACCAAACATAGCAGGTGTAATTAAAAAGATTTCAAAGTCAAGCGATGAAGTGTATGCCAAAATTTGTGAAGTTCTCGAAGTGAACACCGAAGATAAAACGATTGATGTAAAACCAATTGACGATACTGCAGAAATATTTAATGTACGCCTGCAGGCGGAAAGCGAAACTGGAGGACTGGTCCTAATTCCCAAAGTGGGCAGTATGGTTTTGGTTGTTTTTTTAAATAAAAATAATGCGGCAGTTGTCAACACCAGTGAGATTGAAAAGCTTTCGTTACTGATTTCGCCTTGCAAATTTGAAGTTGACAATACAGGCTTTTTATTGCAAAAGGAAAACGAAACTTTAAAAAAATAATGATTGATTTGGTGGGTGCAGTAAAACAAATGAGTTTCACATTAACCACTCCAGATACAATTAATGGAACAACAACTTTGCTAAATAATATAAGTCAATTTACAAGTATTGAAACACGGATTAATCAGTTTTTAAAATAGGTTTAAAACATGAGAGATATACTGCTAGACGAAAACAATGACCTAAAAATTGTAAATGGCGATTTTTTAATTGGAGAGAGTACAAATCAAAACGTAGAACTTCTTTTTACAACTTCTCCAGGAGAGTGGAAAGAACATATTGAAACGGGTATTGCCATACAAAGGTCGAACAACGGAAATTTAGATCGCTTTTTAGATCGAACCATTCGTGTACAAATGGAGGCAGACGGATACCATATTGAAAAATTAGTTATTAATGAATTAGGCGTATCAATAGACGGACAATATGAATGATTATAAAGTATATGAAAATCAAACTTTGTATGATGTATGCGCTCACGTATATGGTCATATTGATGCCATAATGGAAATATCAATGATAAACGGAATATCTCCAACGGATGTATTAGTTACTGGGCAAACCATAAAGTTTATTGATATTAAACCAAATACATTAGTAAAAAAAGCATTAGAAAATAGAAATATTATTCCTGCTTGTGAATTAACCAATTTACAAAAACAGCAACTAGAAACAACAGGAATTGGCATAATGATTATAGAAAACACTTTTAAAGTAGCATAATGGCAAGAAGTATAACAGAAATAAAAGCACAAATGCTAAGCAACATTGCGGGCAATGATGACTTACAAGATTTAAACTCTACTAGTCGCGTTTCTATATTTGGTGCATTTGCTTATATAGTGGCCGTGGCTCATTTTACAGTAGAAAAGTTATTCGACATCCACTCACAACAAGTTGACAAAGCTATTTATGAAAATAAACCAGGTACTGCACGTTGGTACAGAAATATGAGTTTGGCGTTTCAATTTGGTTTTAATCTTTTGACTGATGATGACCAGTTTAATAACATAGGTTTTACAACCGAACAAACAGAAGCTTCGAAAATTGTAAAATATTGCTCGGTCAAAGAATCGTTAGAATCTAGTCGATTAATCATAAAAATAGCGGGCGAAAGTGGCGATAATCTAATTCCATTAACGGCTGCACAAATTACAAGTTTCAAATACTATATGAGAGAAATTGCTTATGCAGGTGTAAAACTTGAAATAGTGAATAATCCAGCCGATAAATTACAACTCATGATGCGAGTTTACAGAAATCCTTTAGTGATTAACGAAAACGGGAATAATATAATTACTGGAGGCAAAACGGTTGAAGATGCCATCAAAAAGTATATAAAAAATTTACCCTTTGATGGCGAGTTAGTTATTAATGATTTGATTGATTATTTACGAAATGTTCATGGCGTGATCAACGTACATATCATTTCTGCACAGTCAAGCTACAAAGATTTAGTTACAAATTTATATAAGCCATTTGTAAGCATAGATGTAAAAACGATTCCAGTTGCAGGATATTTTGAAGTAGAAAATTTTAACAATATAACTTATGTTATTTGATATAAATTTTAAAAAATGGGAATAGGCTTTTTGCCTATTAATTTACGACAACCCAAAAACATTGCCTATGTCCTTGCCCTATTAGAACCAGTTGAGTGGCTATATTATCAATGGTTGCAAAAACGAGATTTCGATTGGTACAGACTAAAGCACACGGGTCAAGTTTGCAAATTACGAAAGGTGCTCAACGACAATTTAGACAAAAGTTTGAGACGGATTTATATAGCCCAAGGCACAGCATTTCCACGAAAATATATTTACACAAAAGCAGAAAATAAACCTAAATATTTAGGCACGTATTTTATAAAAAGTCAAGACGAATATGAGAACACAGGAGTCGATTTTATTGTTTTTGTGCCCACAGAAATTAAAACCGCATCGATAGACCAACTTAAGTATTTATTAAATTATTACAAACTCGCAGGCAAGCGATATAAGATTGAAGCAATATGAATTATCAAAATTTTAATCAAAGTGGTGGTTTCCCTTTCCAAACGGAAACACTCCACGAAATGCAAAAAGCCTATACACTTTTTAATAAGTTCTGCGATTTAGCAGGAAACTATGCTATTATTTCGGGGTGCTTGGTTACAGGCGGTGCGGTTTCTAATGGTGCTGTTTTTATAAATGGCGAACTATTAGAATTTAAAGGCGGACAACTTGGAGCCGATGTTATCATCGTTGAAGAAATTACGGCTCAAGAGTTTGAAGACGGGAACGATAAAGATGTATTATTCGTGCGATACGCCACTTTTGGAATTGGGGCAACTTCATTTCCTTGGACAAATTTTAAACGTCCAAAAACCACTATTGAACTCACAGAAAAAACACAGGCAATACAAACTAAACTAGATAATATAGAAGATGGTGCAGAAGTAAATGTACAAGCTGACTGGAATGAGACCGATAATACAAAAAAAAGCTACATAAAGAATAAACCCACAATTACTGATCCGTTTTTATTGAAAGGCACTTATCCTATAGGAGACCCTATGGGTGGCGAAGATTCAAAAACAGTCACTTTTTCAAGTGTAGGAACTTCAAACTATATGGTGTTGGGTTCATTAGTTTCAAAGGGCACGTTTAATTTTGATAATGATATTAATTATGCTATAAAAGATAAAACACCGACTAGTTTTAAAATCATTTTAAATGATGCTGGAACCCCTTCTCAGGTTCAAAATTTAGATTTTGATTATGCACTACTAAAATTATAAATATGGCAAAAGTAAGTTTAACAACGATTTACAACTGGTTTACAACTGGTTCAAAACCAACCCAAGCGCAATTTTGGGACACGTGGGATTCATTTTGGCACAAAGATGACAAAATACCTATTGCACAAGTAGAAGGAGTGCAGCCTATTTATGATGCGATAAATAACCATATAAAAGATACCAATGCGCACGCTGGGCTTTTGGCATACTCTAGGATTTACCCTTTTGGAACCTTTCAGATATTTAAAGCAGCGGGCAATACTAACGGCGAAACTCTAGAAATAAGAGATTTTGGTACTGGTTTTATAAATGAAGCAACTTTTATGCCATTTGGTATATTTCTAGGTGGTAACCCAAAAGAGCTTGCGAGCTGGGATACAAGCCCCATGTATTACCCAACCCCCGAAGTTATTCCTACCCTTCCCATACCAGGAGAAGTGTCTAGATAATTAATTTTTAACCCTTAATATTTTATACAATGAAAAGAATTCTTTTAATTTTCGCACTAACAATATCGTTAGTTGCAAGCTCGCAAACTCAAAACTTCACAGGCGTGAAAACTTTTATTAGCCCTCCGAAGTTCAAAAATCTTATTCAAAACGATTTGAATACAAAAATATTAACCCTTAGCGCATCAGATGTTTTGCAATGGAAAAATGCTAGTAGTTTAGGTAGTACACCTAATATAGAATCGGTTCTTACTGCTGGAAATGTAACCACTAAAAGCATTGTTTTTGATAATGCAGGAAGCAACACTAGGATAGGTGGAGGTTTCATAAGTATTGCAAATGCAAATGATGACCCCGCTTGTTATTTAGATAATTCAAGCATCTGGTTTCGAAAAGGAGGTTTAAGTAATATATTAAGAGCCAGAGATGTTGAATGTCCAGAATCTGATGTTTATTTGCCAAATAAGCCAGGTAATCTAGGCGTGTCTGTAAACAACATACCTTTCGATGCATCGGGAAATGTAAATCTGATTACTACAACAGCGCCATTACACGCAACAGATACAGGAAGGGTTGGAGAAATTAGAGTAACGCCGCAGTATTTATATGTATGTATAGCAACTAATGTTTGGGTCAGAGTAGCCGTTAGTTCGTTTGATGAAATTTATGGTTAAAAATATAAACATGAAAAATTTATTTTCTAAAAACTGGGCATTTATTGGCTGGTTGCTTGCGGTGCTTTTAGACAAAAGTACAGGATTTGTAGCACATTTTGTTTCCGATGCTTTTTGGCAAAACTTCATTTACATGATAGGTACTGGAATATTAGGTTATTTCTGGACCTCGAAATATAATGTCGCAATTGCAAAAAAGAGATTGCGAAAGTAGCCACTTCAAAGGAGGATTGAAGTAAAAAAAGTCCTCCAACATTTAAAAAACTTCTCACGGTAATTAAATAAGCACAAAGCCACAGCGTTGGAGGACAATAAGTCTTCTAATGTTGTGGCTTTCGTGTGTTTATTATTATCGTGAGAGGTGCAAATATACAATCATTAAATCATCAATCAAAAAAAGGAATGAAATTAAAAACGAAAAATTTTACAAAGGCACCCTTGCCGTTTATGGGACAAAAGCGAAAGTTTCTCAAGCAATTTAAACCTGCTTTAAACAAGTATTCAGAGTCAGCAACTTATGTAGATTTGTTCGGCGGCAGCGGTTTGTTATCGCACACAGTCAAATCGATTTATCCTGGTGCAAAAGTAGTGTATAATGATTTTGATAATTATAGAATTAGACTCGAAAACATCGGTAAGACTAATCAACTTATTGCCGATTTGAGAGTTATTCTAAAAGATTCACCAAAGGATAAAATCATTTTAGGAGAATTTAGATCTAAAGTTTTGGAACGTGTTTTTTTGGAAGAAAATAGCGGTTATGTCGATTATATTACGCTATCGAGTTCCATCTTGTTTAGTATGAAATATGCTTTATCGTTTGAAGCATTGCAAAAAGAAACGTTGTATAATAATATGCGACAATCTGAATATACTGCAGACGGTTATCTTGACGGTTTGGAAGTCGTAAGCCTTTGTTATAAAGAATTGTTTGCAAAGTACAAGGACTTACCTAACGTGGTTTTTCTTGTAGATCCTCCGTATTTATCGACTGAATCGGGAACATATAAAAGTTTTTGGAAGCTTCGAGATTATTTAGATGTGCTCCAGGTTCTCGACGGCACGAAATATTTTTATTTCACATCCAAAAAATCGTCTATCATCGAGTTGTGCGAGTGGATAGAAACGAAAATGCCCATGAGCAACCCATTTACAGGCGCATCGCTTGAAACGATGAACGCCACAGTTACATACCAGTCGAGCTATACTGACACAATGCTTTACAAATATGAATAAGTATCATCAAATACTAGCCAAAATCCTTGACAAAGGCAAAGTACAAAACAATAAAAAAGGTGCGATTACTTATTTGTTGAATCAGTCGCTAGAACTAAAACCAATCGACTTGCTAGAGTTATTTGAAAGCCATGCTGTGGCAAAAAAGAAACTAAAAGATGAATTAGTGTTGTTTATGGCTGGCGAACGCTCTACAGAAGCGTATCGCAATATTGGTGTGAGTTGGTGGGACTATTGTGGACCAATACTCGTAAATAGTTATCCGACATACTTTGAGCAGTTGCCTAAACTGATTGAGAAAATCAATAAAGAGAAGCGCACGTCAAAGAATTATGTATTGTTTCTCGGTTCTAACAACACGGAGAGCAATCAACAGCCGTGTTTGAGTTTGATACAGTTTCAAATAGATAACGGTAAGTTGGTTGTAAGTGCATATCAAAGGAGTTCGGACGCTAGTTTAGGCTTACCATCGGATATATACCATTTGTATCTAATAAGCAAACAAATCGACTTAACACTGAAGTCTATCACGTTGTATTTGGGTAATGTACACATCTATGACAACAACATAGAAAACACTAAACAGTTATTGGCTGGCGAAGTGGTTAAATTTAGTTTAAATATTGGTTAA